ACTTTCGATGAATTAGGTATGAAATTAAAATAATATTAACATGAGTTTAAATATTAAAATGGAAAAAAAAATAAAAGTAAAAAATCAATTAAAAAATAAATTGGTTAAAGAAGGGTTAACTAAAAAAGAGAAACAATTACTTAATAGGTTGATAAGTGAAGCACCTATAGATTATAGTGGACCTGAGAGAATGGAGCCGGGTATTGAGAAAAAAATTACTGACAAAAAAACTCCTTACGCTGAACACCCATCATTACCGGAAGGTGATAAGGATTTCATTGAATTAGTTTCATCTAAGAGGTTCAAAGATTCAGTTGATAAAGTGAGACGTTATTTAGGTGATACTCAAATGATACAGGGTGATAACCCAATTATGAATCTTATGGGTTCTGTTATGAACGGTATGAGAAAAATAATGACAATTCAATCTCAGAATAAAGAATATTTAGAAAATTTAGCAGTTGATTTAATTATAAAAGAAATGGGTATACCCGAAGGTTCATTACAATTTGACGCTAAATTAGTTACTCAACCTATGGCGGCGGCTCAGGGTATGAAGACTAAGAGTGATGAATTTGATGAGGATGAAATAGAACAAGCTTTTAAAGAAGCTAATGATGAGGCGGAGGAACACTCTGAAGAACTTGAGGATTTTGTTGATGAATTTGAAAAATTTAATTTAGAAAAGGCCAAAAGAAGGTTAATAAACTCATTGATACAAGGGGCGGCATTTAAAGGTGGTCATATGTATGTTTTAGTGGGTGAGGAGTTAAATAATGTTGATTCTGAATTATTAAACTTATACGGGGTTAACCAAGCATTGATGGAACATTTATATTGGTTATATCCGGATATGGAAGGTATGGCCGGAAGTGGTGGTGGACAAGCTGGTCAATCTGAAGTTGATGAAGAAACAGACCCACCAACAGTTAAAGCTAGAGCGTTAACATTTCCTTTATTGGTTCACGAATTAGTTAAAGGTGTTTATGAAGTTTTTGGAACACATGGACTACCTGATGACCCTAGACAAGCCGAGATGGTTTTAGGTTCTGAAGATACATTACCTTCAGAAATATGGGACTCTAGATTAGGTCCTGTGTTTTGGGAAAAATTTACCGAGACTTACCCTGACCAATTATATGATGAAGGTAAAAAACATTTACAACATTATTTGTTTTTTAGGTTTTCTAAATTAAATGCTAAGGAATTTTTAGAAATATCTAAACTTATATTAAGTGGAGATAAAAGGGGTAAAGATTTTATACAAAGAATGGTTGATGAAATAGTTCAGGAGTTAAAACAACAAGACTATGATGAGGCTATGGGCAAATATGATGACGACGAAGATGAAGATGGTGGCCCTGATATAAGTGGTTTATTGGGGAGTTTAGGTATTGATATGCCAGATGACGACAATGACCCTATGGGCGTTTAAAGATAACAAATAAATATTTATGATTAATGGCAAACTTAACAAAGGAACAAATATTAATCGAATATGTGAAGTGTCAAAAAGATATCGCATACGCGTTAAAAACATATTTAGAAACATACGACAACACAGTAAAGAAATACGTACCCTTAGAATTATTTCCGGACCAACAATCTTTAATTAGTGATTACGAAAACTTTAACGAAAACATTGCGTTAAAGTATAGACAGGCCGGTGTAACTACTGTTACCGCTGCTTGGGCATCAAAAAGATTAGTGTTTGCTAAAAAAACAGAACCTGAAAAAGTACTTATAATTGCAAACAAATTAGATACATCTCAAGAGATGGCCAATAAAATTAGGTCTTTTATAGGTCAATGGCCTTCTTGGTTAGGGGTTGATTTTTCACAAGATAAAAATTCACAAAAACATTTTAAATTAACTAATGGTTGTGAGGTTAAAGCTGTAGCAACATCTAAGGATGCTCTGAGAGGGTTTACACCTACTATCTTGGTATTTGACGAGGCCGCTTTTATTGATGCTGACAGTGATTTTTGGGCTGCTTGTATGGCTTCATTATCTACAGGTGGTAAAGTTATTGTTGTATCGACACCAAATGGATTTGACCCAATTTATTACGAAATTTATGACCAAGCTAATCGTAGTATGAACGAATTTAAAATTTCTGAAATGTTTTGGTATAGAGACCCAAGATATACTAAGGATTTATATATGGTTAAAACAAATAATATAATACACTATCTTTTAAATAAAGAACAATATATAAATGATGGTGATGTTATTGATTGGTCAGACATAAAACCATCAGAACGTAATTATTCTGATTTAGACAAACTTATTTCAGAAGGTTATAAGCCAAGTTCATCATGGTTTGAAAGTATGGTTAAAAAACTAAAGTATGATAAACGTAAAGTATCTCAGGAGATTGAATGTAGTTTTTTAGGTTCAGGTGATAATGTATTTGATTCTAATTTATTACAAGATATTAAGGAAAATCACGTAAGAGAACCTCAGAATAAAATGATGGGTAATATGTTATGGATTTGGAAAGAGCCCGTAGTTGGTCACAAATATATTATGGGTATTGACGTTAGTCGTGGTGATAGTGAAGATTTTAGTTCAATTGAAATAATTGATTTCGATAATAGAGAACAGGTTTTAGAGTATGTTGGTAAAGTTCCACCCGATGTGATAGCTGAAATAGCGTTCAAATGGGCTAATATGTATTCTGCCTTTGTCGTTATAGATATTACAGGTGGTATGGGTGTTGCGACCGCAAGAAAGTTACAAGAAATGGGATATAAGGATTTATACATTGATGGTGTTGATACATCTAATAAATGGAAATACGTCCCAAAGTCAGCCGAAAAAATACCAGGTCTAAATTTTAACAATAAACGTGTACAAATAATATCGTCTTTTGAGGAATCAATGAGACATGAATTTAAGATATATAGTTCTAGATTATATGATGAAATGAATACGTTTATTTATATAAACGGAAGACCTGACCACCAAAAAGGTCATCACGATGATTTAATTATGTCCATTGCAATGTGTACTTATGTTGGTGAAAGTTCATTCGGAAAGTTAACTAAAGTTACTGAACAAACTAAAGCAATGATTGATTCTTGGTCTGTAAGTGACAATAACACGTCAAATAAAAAATTGGAGTTTAATCCGGTAGTACCTAATATGCACCAAAATATGGATATGAATCAACACAGACAAAGTGTTAGTAAAGATGATTATATTAAGTATGGTTGGTTATTTGGTACTAAGTAATATTTATATAGTAAAAGAACTATGGGTAGAATTGGAAGAAAAAAAACGGATAAAGTCTTTAATGGTAGTAAGTTAATAGTTCCGGGTCAGGGAATAAGTACTGTTAAGGTAGATAAAAATAATAATGAGTTTAGTAGTAATAAACTTAACGGCTCAAATAAAAATAATAAGGGTACGAAGTAAGTATTTAATTCTTTCTAAAAAAAGTTAAATTAGATGTATGGAAAATAAAATAAACAAAGATAACATGACAGTGTGGCAACGGTTAAACAGGACGTTTGGTCCGGATGCTCAATTAAATCAAGATTATCCAACATACAAGGTAGATAAGAAAGAGTTATTAAAAACAACATCTAAGTCTGAATATGAAAGAGAAAAGTTAGAAGCTCAACAATCATTTTATTTATCCAATCAATGGACTAAGATTGAAAATAATTTATATACTCAAGCGGTTTATTATGAACCGACTAGATTAGCTTCGTTTTATGATTATGAGTCTATGGAGTATACACCTGAAATATCGGCGGCTTTAGACATATATGGTGAAGAATCAACTACTGCGGACCAAAATGGTTATGTTTTACAAATTTATTCTGAATCTAAAAGAATTAAAAGTATCTTATCCGATTTATTTAACAACGTATTAGATATTCCAACTAATTTACCTATGTGGACAAGAAATACTTGTAAGTACGGTGATAATTTTGTATATCTTAAGTTAGATTCCGATAAAGGTGTTGTTGGATGTAATCAGTTACCTAATATTGAGATTGAACGTTTAGAGGGAACTATGACTAGTGCGAATTCAAACGTAAAGGCGGATGAAAAGAGTGAAAATAAAAATTTAAGATTTAAATGGAAATCCAAAGACATGGAATTTAAGTCTTGGGAGGTAGCTCATTTTAGATTATTGGGTGATGACAGAAAATTACCTTACGGTACTTCTATGTTAGAAAAAGCTAGACGTATTTGGAAACAACTTTTACTTTCTGAAGATGCTATGTTAATCTATAGAACTTCAAGAGCACCTGAACGAAGAGTTTTTAAAGTTTTTGTTGGTAATATGGATGATAAGGATGTTGAACCGTATGTACAACGTGTAGCAAATAAATTTAAGAGAGACCAAGTTACTGACCCTAAAAATGGTAATGTTGATTTAAGGTTTAATCAAATGGCGGTTGACCAAGATTACTTTATACCGGTTAGAGACCCTAACGCCCCTAACCCAATTGATACACTACCCGGAGCAACTAATTTGGCTGAAATTGCGGATATAGAATACATACAAAAAAAGTTATTAACCGCATTGAGAGTACCTAAAGCCTTTTTAGGTTTTGAGGAGGTAGTTGGTGAGGGTAAAAATCTTTCATTACAAGATATTAGATTTGCAAGAACTATTAATAGAATACAAAACTCTATGATTGCTGAGTTAAACAAAATTGCGATTGTACATTTATTCTTATTAGGTTTTGAAGATGAATTATCTAACTTTACATTAGGATTAACAAACCCATCAACACAAGCTGATTTACTTAAAATCGATGTTTGGAAAGAAAAGGTTTTATTATATAAAGATGCGGTCATGCCGGTTGAAGGAATAGCACCTGTTTCTGTATCTTGGGCTAAGAAAAATATTTTAGGGTTCTCAGACGAAGAAATTAAATTAGATTTACAACAACAACGTGTTGAAAAAGCTGTGGGTGCTGAATTAATGAATACGCCAACTGTTATTACACATAGTGGGGTATTCGACAATATCGATAAATTGTATGGTACTAAAACCGGAGACACTACTAATACTGAGGTTGAACCTCCTTCATCACCGGATGGTGGTGTGGTAGGAGATGACTTAGGTGGTGACTTAGGTGGTGACTTAGGTGGTGGTGAAATACCAATGGAATCGGCTAATAGAGATAATTTAAAAATTTTATTAGAAAATGACGACATAACTAGCTCAAATTCATTTATAGATTTATCCAAAGGTAACGATTCTTTAGGGGAAATTGAGAAAGAATTGGGAAAACTAATGAAATCGTAATATTTATATAAAACAAAAAACAGTAAATTATGAAATTTGGTATATTAAAATCTAAAATAGAAGACACTTTAATGGAGTCATATAAGTCTAAAACGTTTAAAAAAGAAATTAAAAACTTTAAACAACATGTTTTAGAAAATAAAAATGTAAGTAAATTATTTTATCTTTATGACGGGTTAAAATCTAAAAAGGGTTTGTCTAAAGATATGGCGAATTCATATATTAATGAATGTATTACCATATATGAGAACACAGTAAATAAAATTAACGATAAAAGTTTAGTGGGTTTAAATAAATGGGTATCAAATACTAAATCAGAAAATATATATGAAGATGTGGATAGTTTATTTACTAACGACGTACTGAATATTACAGGTAAAATAGAAAGTAGAAAAAATATTTCTGAAAATCTACAAAAAGAAATAGTGTTGGAATCTAATTATTCCGGTAACGTACCTTTCGAATCTATGGTTAAAATAGTTAATAAAACGGCTAAAAATTATATTGAATCATTAAATGAAAGTGACAAGAAAGAATTGATGGCAATTCTAACCGAGGATAAAAAAGTACTAAAAGAAAAATTTAACACTTTAAAAGTAAAATCAATTGAATCATTAAATAAAATTATTAGTGATGAAACTAATGATGACGTTAAAAGTAGAGTTCAAGAAACTATTACAAAATTAACTTCCGAGTCTTTTACAGAATTAGGTTATTATAAGTTAACCAAATTAAATGAAAACTTATAAATATGAACGACGTCGGTATTGACAGGCTATTAATGATTTTTTTAAATAGGTTAGTTAAACGTAAGTATCCTGATGTTAACGAAATTATTGTAACAGGTAGAGATATTGGTAATGGTAATTTCGACTATAGCGTATTTGTTCACCCTACTTGGGAAGGTCACAGTAAACTTAGTTACGATGAGAACTTTGAGGAAGAATTATTTAAATATATAAAGAAACTTACTGAAAACGGTATTATGATATTTAGAGAATTCCCGGGTCCGGGTCACTACTTTAATAAGGTAGATTGGTTTTGGGATTAATTATTATCCGACTTAAATTTTTTCTCGACGTATTTAGCCTTATCTAATTCTTTTCGTCTAACTTGAGATTTCTTAATAAATTCCTTACGTTTATATAATTCTTTATTTTGTCTAGTTTTGATTAATTTGCTCTTATATTGTTTGAGCGCATTTTCAATCCCTTTCTTTCTATCTACTTTTATTATTAACATATAAACTTACTAATCATATTATTTTTATATTTTGACTATAACCATAAATATACTTATCATTATTAAAAATAAACAAAAACATATTTTAAATGAATGAAAAAAGGAAAAACGTCAAAAATAAACGGTTACAATAGAGCTAAAGTACTATATGGTACAGTGGATTCAATAGATTTAAAATCTTTATATTTGAGTCTACACACTTGGGTTAACCCAAAAGAAAATAATGATAATTGGGAACGTATTGTTCTCAATATGAGTAGAAGAATAAAACATTTGATTTTAGATACTGTAAATGAAAAAGTTTTTAAAAGTAACTTTATTGTCGACTTTGATTTAAGACATAGTGGACTCGTAAAAGGTAAAAAATCATTTCTAAGTTTAGAAATAACACTGTTTTTAAATGATGACAGTTTAGATTTTAAAAGTAGAAAAATAAAAGAAAGTTTAAAAGAAATAGTTAATAATATATTTATATATGAATTCAACGATAATAAATATTTTGAATTTAACCTAACAAAATTATCTAATAATGAAAAACTTTTAACAGAAACGCATATTAGTTAATATTTATTAAGTAAAACTAACATAATGAGTTTAAGAATTTTAAAAGAAAATGAAGTAGGTACGGGTATATTAATTGAGATGGATGCCGGTCACATATCACCTAACGAGGAAAGAAACAGTTTAATGTTGAAAGAATCGACACAGATGTTAGACCACACCAAACCTTTTGAGTTTTATGCCGTACTACAAAAATATAATACACCAAATAGAAATGGTAGGACATACCCTGAAAAAATACTAAAGAGGGAAGCTGAAAGTTATAAGAAAATGATAGACAAGGGAATCGCTCTTTCAGAGTTAAATCACCCCGAATCATCTTTAATTGATTTAGATAGAGTTTCACATTCAATCAGTGAAGTATGGTGGGAAGATAACGTTTTAATGGGTAAAATAAAATTATTAACATCTCCGGGTTTTCATGAAAGAGGTATTGTATCGACTAAAGGAGATATGGCGGCTAACTATCTTAGACAGGGTGTTACATTAGGAATATCATCAAGAGGAGTTGGGTCACTTAAAAAAGTGGGTGAACAAAACGAAGTCCAAGACGATTTTGAATTAATCTGTTTTGATTTAGTATCTTCACCATCCACACCGGGAGCATATCTTTTCTTAAATCCTGAAGATAAAGATAAGTACGATGAAAACTTAGAAGAAGAGAATAAAATTAAAGTTGAACGTGAAGTTGGTGAGACAGGTAATAAATCGCTTGACTTAATGAAAAAATTAGACGATTATTTAGGTAAATAAAAATTAAATAATTAAAATTAAAAAAAAATGGAAGAAAAGTATTTTGTTGCGAAAGTAACGTTAGATTCAGTTGACACTGAAACAGGAAAAGTAAAAAAATTAAGAGAAGAGAAATTAGTACATGGATATACACCTACAGATGTTGAGGCGAAAGTGACCAAAGTATTTGAGGCTTATAGTATGGAATGGAGAATTACTGCTATTGTTGAAAGTAAAATTGATGAGGTAATCGAGTAAATTTTATTCGATAAAAAAATAAAAAGTGTGGTTTTTTATGAATCACACTTTTTTTATGCGTTTACGCCATATTTATGTTGGTATAAGGATTTATGTTTATTAAAAACACGTTAAACGGTTTTTTTTAACAAACCTGTATATTTATAATAAAATAAAAACAACAAATGGCAAAAGAAAAATCATTAGTAGAAGACGCTATCACTCAAATCAAGGGATTAGAGGACGTATTAGCCGAAAATGCAAAAGGAATACTTCGTTCAACTATGAAGGAAGAAATCAGCGATTTAGTAAAAGAATCTCTAACCGAAGAGGATGATGAGATTGAAATGGAGTTTGACACTGAAGAATTAGAGGACGAAGGTTCTGAAGATTCTGAGGGAGATGACGATAACGAAGAATTCGAAAAAGAATTATCTTTAGACATTGACGACCTAGGTTTAGGTATTGATATGGATATGGATGATGAAGATGAGGAGACTATCGACTTAACCGATATTGACGACGAAGATGAAATTCTACGTGTTTTTAGTTTGATGGGACCTGAAGACAATATTGTGGTAACACAAGATGACGCAGGTAATATTAATTTAAAGGACGAAGAAAAAGAATATATGATTGTTGGTGAAGGTGAAGAAGAATTTGATATTGAATTGGAAGAAGATTTAGATTTTGACGAGGATATTGAAGTATCGGAAGGTGATGAAGAAATTCACGAAGAAGATATGGATGATGAATCGTTTGATGAAGAATCTATTGAAGATATAGTTTCAAGAGTTTTTGAATCATCATACGGTGAAGATAACGAATCTGAAGACATTGAAGAAATGGATGACATTGATGAAGTGTATGAAGAAGATGATATTGACGCTGAACAAATTATGTATGAAATCGAATTCGACGAAGAAGAAGAAGATGAGTTTATCGAAGTTGACTTGGAAGAAACATTAGAAGAGTCTAAACCATCATTTAAGTATAACACTAAACCTAACAGTAAAGGGTTTAATACTAAAATGAAAAAGGTTAACCCAAAAAAGGGAACAGGTAAACCAAAATTCGAATTCAAAGAAGGTCAAGGATATGACGACAAAGAAGATGAACGTTTAGGTATGGAAGACGGAAAGATTTCAACGAAATATTTCAAAGGTACTAAAAAAGGTAAATCTGAGA